TAGCTTGACTCCGCTTTCCAGCATAGTCTTAACTAGGTTTCCCATTGGAGTGGGAAGAACTTTTAATTTACCAAAACCGTTGGGGCCATCCATCCACATTTCTGTGATCATGTGACTTACACGGTCTAGGTTAATTTTTAAATCATCTGGATGGTCTAGTTCGCCTAGTACGCTATAACCTTCTTTAATTTGTTTGTGTACTGACTCAACAGCCGCTGCAATTTCTTGAACAGGGTATACACGCTGGTTAGCGTTCTTAACGCCACCTTGCACAAATACCCCTTTCATGTAGAGATTTTTGCCTTTGCCGTCCGCAGATTCTTCCGACAGGACTTCCATCCTGGCGTTGTCAAAGGTTAAATGCTCTCTTAGTAACGACATTGCTGTTTACGCCTTATCTGGCCAAAGGACTCTTGTCATTGGTACCAGACTCTTCGCTTGACTTTGCAGCAGGAGCTTTGCCAGAGAATGATGTTTTACCAGCATTAGCACCAGGACTGTTCTGAGTTTTACCAATAAGATCACCACCGGATTTTAACAAACCGCTTGGCTTGTTGCTTGGTGTACCTTTTGGATCAGCGCTGTCTGGACTACCGCCAACTACTTTACCGCCCATGTCATTCTTACCAGCGACTGTAGACTTGGTGTTGTCTGCGCCTTCTTGATTGCTAGGTGCGGAAACTTTTTCCACATACTCGCGAATCCATTCGGCTTCGGTCATTTTCTTAGCATCTTTTTTAGCGTCTTTTTTGATGTCTTTCATGGCTGCTGCTTTGTCAGCAGCTTTGGCTTCCATGTAGGTGCCTTCCATTTCGTCTTGGTCGTCCATGCCGACTTCCATGTCCATGTTCATTTCGTCGTCGCCCATGCCGCTGTCCATTGGACTCATCTCGCCATCAGCTGGCTCGCCCATTAGTTCAGCAAACTTGGCTTTTAGAGACTCTAGCTCGTCTTCAAGACTCATTACTTTGTCTTCAAGATCCATTTCTGGTTCCATGTCCATGTCACCGGACTCGTCATCGCCCATGTCGTCATCGCCCATGTCGTCATCGCCCATTTCGTCTTCTTCAGAAACACCTTGTTCGTCCATGGTGATTTCGTCAACCATTTGTTCGACTTGGTTTCCACCGATTTCTTCTAGATCTTGTTCATCAATGAGAGATTCATAAACTTCTCTGCTCTTTTCCACAACAATAGTGTGAAAAAGTTCACGAGCTTTGTCTTCTTGCTCATTAATAATAAATTCAATTAGTTGTTCATACTTGTTCATATTTGTTCCTTATTTAAAATATGCAAACGCAATTCTGTATAGTTATTTACAGAATATATTGTTTTTGGGGGTTAAATGGGGATTTTTTGAACGATTCTGACGGACTAATTACAGGCTGCCTGCGGCTGCGGCAGGTGCTTTGTACTGGGCTCCAACTTTTTCAAGTTTTTGCTCGTGCTCCAGCTTACGAGTGTCGTTCATGATTCGTAATCTGTTGAGCTTGTCCAGTGTAATTTTGCTCGACCGTTTTCTATTGTCGTGCATATTATATGTGCTATTATCTTGCTTGTCAGTGCGATAACCTGCGGGTGTTGGCTCATATAATTCGTTTACTTGCATAGTATTATTTAACCAAATTGATTAAATTGACGGTGCTGCGGGTGCAGCGGCTGCTGCTCCAGCTTCACCTGGCGGGGCTATATTTGGCACGCCACCTGCGTCAGCCGCTGGTATTTCTGGCATTTGAGCTGCTGACAAATCAGTATCTAATCCGCCTGGACTAATTCCCACACTGCGCAAACCTGCTGCTTCACTTGGTGCTTTTTCTACATCACCTTGTTCTTCAGCCCACATGCGTTCGTTGTCGCTCATTTCTTCTTCAGTCAAACCCAGATAACGACTTAATAAGAATCGTTTGGCTAGGTAAGGATATGCTTCTAACTGTGTAAAACTGGTAATTCTACTACTGTCAACTTCAGCTTGTCTGTAGCTGGCAAAGTTTTGTGGCTCATTGAACTTCAATTCAAACAGATTACTGTCAATGTTAATGCCTCTCCAGCGCATAAACAATTTGAATTCTGAATCTAATTTTTCACTGATCATGCGCTGTAGGCGCATGCAATACTGATTAAATCGCCATTCTTGAATCAGTGCAGTGCCCACACGGCCATCACTGAATCCGTTGGGATTGCTGGTACCGTCGTCTAGTCCTGTGGGCAAGTAGCTGCTGGGAATACGCAGGCCACGGAACAACTTGTTGGTAAAGAAGTGTAAGTCAGTGATCTCACCTAGATTGCTGCCGCCAGGCAGTGTGTCAACTTTACTACCACGACCTTCAGCAGTTTGCGGAAAGAAGTAATCTTCGTTGGTGCTCAATGGATTGTAAGTGGCATCCATCATATTCTGACCACCACCTGTTTGTGTGGGAATACGGCGTTGGTGTACTTCGTTTTTGACTCGTTCCACAAATGCCATGGCCAAGTGGCTGGGCATGTTTCCCACATCGATGTAGAAAATACGGCGTTCGGGAGCTCTTTGTACACGATAGATAAGAATAGCATCTTCCAGCAATTCTTTTTGTTTGAATACTTTGAAAACATTTTCAAGTACACTGTTGCCAAACGGCCAACTAAAATCCAAACCTTCGGTCAAACTCAAATGCATAATGTGTTCTGCATTGATAGTCTGTTCATTTTGGGCGCGGCTAAATCTGCTGCCACCACTATAAGGAGTAGCGGGCTGAGTGTATCCACCGCTGGTGCCGCCTACTTGTGGATGGTTAACACTGATGTCAGTTGTATTAACTTGAGTTGCAGTTAAATTTTCAAAGTTAGGTGCCAAATCTTTGACCACATACTGTTCCGGCTTTTTACCGTCGGACTCATTGACAATGACCTTGACCACTTTGCTCATTTCAACCCAACTCAATTTGAATGTTTCTGGGTCACGGATAAAACATTGATCTCCGTACTTGATAGTATTACGGAACATCTTGAAAACACGCTTGTTCAAATCATTCAAGCTGACCCATTGTGTCAACTGCTCACGAATAATTTTAACTTCGTTGTCAGTGGGTTTTTCTTTCCAATGAAATTCAAAACTGGTGCCATTGTCGTCATTGGACTGAGTACTAAACTCAGCCAAAATGTCCAGGGCTGCATTGACTTCACTGTCCATGTCCATTTGCTCATATTGATTGTATCGTTCAATACGATTTGGGTGACCAATATAAACTTCTGGCAGATTGCTTTGATAGTTTTTATAACCAAACTGCGGTGACTGCCCGCCGTTGATTGGGCTTAGTGCGCCTGCAACATTTGTGGTTCGAAAATATTTTTTCCAGCTCATTGGTGTTCTCTGTAGTTAGATATTTACCTGATTAGGCCTGACCATCTCTTATTCTCTGTAATAAATTTGTGTGCTCTTGTAATTCTCTCAGTATGGATTCCATCCTTCGGTCAGCATCTCCGTTGTTTGGTGGTGTACTAGTTCTCAGAGCTTCCATTTCTCTGGTAAGTCGTTCAATATCTCTTTCTAGAACAGCAGTTCTTTGTTCTGCAGGGGTCGGGTCATTCGGCGGTGTTCTTTGGTTCAGGTCCGGAGTATCGTTTGTCGAGGGCGGTGTTCTTTGGTTCGGGCTGGCCGGCGACGCCTCGGCCCGGGTCGGGGGATTTCGAATAGCTCCCAATATTTTAGTAATTAATTCGTCAACATATTCTCTGCTCGAAAATCCACCTTTTATAATCTTATTAAGAGCATCATTGGCGTCGGCTTGCAATGAAATAAATCCGCGTTGTATGTCATTAAATAATTTGAGAGTTGCGCCAATACTTTCCATATTTTTCAACACCGTTTTGTCTATTTCTGTTTGATTTATTAACAATTCCTTTTGTGCATCTGCAAATGCTTTGGTGGCTGGATCCAATGCTTCCTTTTGTCTTCTATTTCTTTCTGCTTCAAATATTGCATATTGGCCAGTCAGATCCTTCAACAGTGTCAAATTTTCTAATATGGCGGAACCTGTTTCTGTTTGTGCCCTAAGAATTGGGTTATTTGCAGCCCTATTCAATTCAGCAAAACTTTCAAGACTTCTAGCATATGCTTCCAGCGCTGGCGCATTTGCTTGTAAATATGCTGCATTGCCCGATCGAAAAGTTGCTGCACTCTGGTCTACATTAGACATCAGTTGTTCTATTGCACGGGCTGCTGCTTCGTTAGTGTATGCAAAGGCTAGCATTTCTTTAGAAATTACCTTACCTCCTGTGGCAAAATACTCTTGAGCATATTTTGAGCCTAAATCTCCAAACAATTTTCCCGATAATGCCATGCCTTCTGACACATTGGCTTTGGCAACTTCGCCCAATCTGCCCAACTTTAAAGTATAGTCCAGCTGAGTTCGTCTGCCTTGTTCTTCTTTCTTCATCAAATCTGTATTTTTACCAGTAATAGCCGACAACTCCCGTTGTCTGAACAAATATTCTATTGCAGCATCTTTTGTAATTCTGGCATCGTTCTGTACATTAATACCCAACTGCGATTGTAATTCTAAATATTGCGCTACTCCCACAGCCAATTCGTCAAATCCGCCATACATCACTCTCAATGATTCACTACTGTTGAATACTTGTTTGGTCATGCCAGCAACCAGCAGCCCGGCTCTTTCTTGTCCAATACCCAGTTTTGATAAACTTTCAACATTAGTAGTTATTACTTTGACCAAAGTCTGGATTGGCACTCGCACAGATGCAGCTGATTCGCCCAAGCGAGTAATACTACCACTGAACAGCGCGCCAGCTTTGGATGATGCGATAAATCCATCGGCCACTTTTTGCGATGTTTCAAGTTGAAACTTTAAAATATTTGTTACGATCTCTAGACCAGTGTTGGCAAAAGCGGCAACTCCCCGACTAGCGTTACCAAGGCTAAATCCCAACATACTGGCACCACTACCTAGTTCACCTATGCCAGTGATAACTTTACCTAACACAGAAGACACCGCATCCACAGTAGGTATGACTGATGTAAATGCTTTGTCAGCGCCATATATGCCCGCGGTTAGATTGGTTGCTTGATTTATCAATCCAACAAATGCTCCGCCAATGTTCTTGAAACCAGCATCAACAGATTGACTTCTTGCTGTCAGTTGAGCTAGTGATTGTGAAGTGGCAGTTGCGGCATTTGTTTGGGTATTACCTGCTTTGGCTGCTTGAAGTAGTGCAGAAGCCAGTTGTTGACCAGCAGAATTCAAACCGCCGAAACTGGATTCAGCGTTGTTCAGCATTTGCTGCAATTGTTGTGTTGGATCAGCCATATTTTAAAACAGTGTTTTTTACCAGATAAGTATTAGTATATTTATTGGAATCAATCATGATGAATTCATCAAACCCATTGGCCAAACATTTTCGCCAGCCACAAATTCATATTAAATTGCCCACAGGCGGTCAATGGTGGCCAGAAGGGTCACTGAGCATGCCCGCTACCAAAGAATTGCCTGTTTATGCAATGACAGCCAAGGATGAACTTACTTTGCAAACTCCTGACGCACTGCTCAACGGTCAAAGCACAGTAGATGTGATACAAAGCTGTGTGCCCAATATTAAAAATGCTTGGGCCATGCCTGCAGCCGACCTAGATGCGATTTTAATTGCCATACGACAAGCAACTTATGGCAGTAAAATGGATTTTGTCAGTGTTTGTCCTCACTGTAACACCAAAAATGAACATTCAATTGATCTGGGTGTATTGAGCGCACAAATTCAATGTCCAGATTTCAACACTTCGGTTCTAGTAGACGATCTAGAACTGTTTTTAAAACCGCAAAACTACAAAGAATTTAACAGAGCCAGTATCGAAAACTTTGAACAACAAAGAATATTAGCAGTGGTATCAGACCAGACTATGAGTGAAGAAGAGAAAATTGTAAAATTTAATCAATTATTTAAAAAGCTGTTAGATTTGACCATAGAACAAATTACCAAAAGTATTGCAGCCATTAAGACCAACGACGGCATTGTGGTAGAAGATCGAGCTCAGATTGACGAATTCTTTCAGAACTGTAATAAAAGCGTGTGGGATGCAGTCAAGCGTCGAATTGAAGAAATAGGCAACCAAAGTCCACTTAAAAAGGTTGATGTAAATTGTGATCAAGATGAATGCGGCAAGGCATATACTACGCCATTGGTATTTGAACAATCAAGTTTTTTCGCCTAAGGCTTTTGAGTCTAGACAATGAGTCGATAACTCGCATGCTAGACGACTTCGACAAAGATTCAAAAGCCTTAAAGAAATCAATTTATAAATTATGTTGGGGTATGCGTGGTGGTGTTACTCTAGACGAAGCATATCAGTTAAGTTATCAAGATAGAGAAATAATCTTTAAGATTATAGAAGAAAACATCAAAACTACCAACGAAACAGGATTGCCATACTTCTAAGATGTGCTACGCACATCCATCACTTTCGTTACCACTCAGTGATCAATTGTAGTTCTTAAGAGCGAAGCGATATAAGTTTCATCCAGATTAAACAGTCACACTTTGCCCTTGCGGGCAAAGTTGGAAAATGCTTCATCCGAGTAGCACAGTCACCAGCGTTAGAGCAGTTACAGAGGCGGTTGTCCGGTACCTCGAGCTCAGTTCTTATAACAACGGCAGTTTACAATGTATACGCTAACATACAAGTAAACCTGGGATATTTCTTCCCTCATTTCAGCCTTATAAAATTATTTTCAAACAATCAAACCGCGGCATTTGCGATCTTCGTCCTGTCAAGGATAGTGATTGAGTGCTCTCTACAGCGAAGAGTCTTCCATCCCTGCGATCCTAGATCCAGGTATACGGGCGTTCGATATTAGCTAACGCTGGCTTGTTTACTGTTGATGCGTTGACTTGAAGTCAGAGTTTGTTTTTTATGTGGGAGCCATGGACACGAACAGAAATCTGTCCGTTATAATAATCTGCGGATTCTAATACCTTGCGATTGAATTGTTCTCTTGCTTCGATGTAACTACATTCTGCTTTTGATTTACAATAATAAAGTATTTCTCTGGTAAAGTTTTCGGTGCCTAGTGCAGTGATGTCTGCGGATAGTTCTATGCTTGAGCCATAATAGTCTCTCCAGTCGCTGTCGACCTTTGAGCGGATTTTCTTTTTCTTTTTAGCGCCGTTCTTTAATTTCACTACTTTGGTAGTGGTTTTAGCGAACTTGGCTAATTTTTTGCCTATGTACTTTCGTCCAGATAGATTATTTGTAATTAGATATACAAATCCTATGCAATCCTCGGGTAATTCCTCGACTGGGGTGTCTTGAAAAAACCAAGTCATGTTAGATTTGTTGTGCCATGTGTACTATAATTTATCTAGTTTACCATGATGTTGCATATTCCTGGTTTACCATGTTTTTCTTGCATTTAGTCTGACATTCTTGCCATTTAAACGATTGAAATTCATTAACCCAGAAAGAGTCTGCTAGTGCCTGTTCTATTGTTATATTGTTTAAATTAAATTTTGATCCGAGATCTTGCCATTCTTGGTTGTGTGAATACCTATTTGCAACCCAACAACAGGGAAATAATCTGCCTTGTGCATCTATGTACAAGCCTTTGTTACCGATTTCACATAACGGTACGATTGTGTCTTTTAATTTTGTATGTTCGTAGAGTTTGATATTAATTGGATGAACGGGTGTTTGTCTAACAGTAAAATCAGTTACTTGTCGTTCAAATCGATGGGAACTACTGATATATTTTTTGCTGGGTTGAAGAAGATCATTTTCACCATAACTGGGATAAATTGCTCCAAACTTTGTACTCAGTGTAATTTGAAATCGATCCACACCCAACAACTGTGCATATTCTTTCATCGAGTCTAGATGATCTTCGTTAAATCGAAAAGCAATCGCAGCCCAAATAATCTGACATTCGCTTTGTGCCCGTAGTGTTTTTATACCTTGTATTATACTATCGTAGTCACTGTTTATCCTATACAAATTATTGCTACGGTTGTCAAAACCGTCCACACTAAAATGTACACTATCTTTAACCGTTAATGCGTTTCCTAACTCAGCCCACCATGATTCTTTTTTATAGCTGCCGTTGGTAACAATAACAATTTCTATATCTTTGACTGATTTTAGATATTTGATCACAGGTATTAGGTCATGTGCGTATATAGGATCGCCGTCATCGCCGCAGAATGTTATTTTTTCTACAGTAGAAAGAATAAATTTAGGGGTAAAATTTCTTTTAAAAAATTCTAAATCTAATTCAGTATTCACTAAGGTGCTGGGCACTTCTTGCCTAGCGCACCTAGAGCAGCGCAGCGTACATTTGCTACTAATTTCGATGTGCCAGTGCCATGTTGCTAACATAATGCTATATTCCTTTGCCACTGATTTGTAAAATTAGTACCGTGTTGATTAGTTGTGCAAGTGGCTGTGCATACGGGATTGGGCGATGAACTCCAACTGTGAGAAATATCATCAAACTTATCTATGGTAAATTCCGAGTTTTGGCCCAACCAGCAGCACGGGTACACTATTCCACGAGCAGACACATATACACTTTGTTCTTTTAACACATGACAGTCTATAGTCCCTGTGGCAATCGGTGGTTGTACCCACGCCTTGGGTGGCTGCAACCAACTAATATTGCTGGGTCGCTTGCTTACTTTGGCTCTAAACCAAGTAAAACCCATATCCCGCGCCATCTGTTCTGCTGCATCAACTTGATGCTCATTGTGTTTATAAACCAACATATCCCAATGGGCACTGCCGCCTGCTTTAATAAACGCGGCTGCATTATTCATTACCTTGATCCAATTTACTTTTTTACGATAAATGTGATTGGTATCTGCTAGCCCGTCGATGCTGAAAACCACATAGTCAGTGGGTTGATCGAATCGTTGTCCTAATTCAGCCCACCAACTCGGAGATTGTACACCGCCGTTGGTGTTCATGCCTAGGGTAATGTGTTTGTTAACTTGTCTGAAATAATCAACAATGCTTAGTGTATTGCTGCCTGCCGCGGGGTCGCCGTAGTTGCCACACATAAACATTTTATCTAATCTGCCGATAAACTGTTCACCCAAAATAGTGATCATGTCCGAGACCGTTAAATTATGTCTAAGATCTTTGTTGAATAATGGATCTACTTCCCTTGCACACAACGGACACTCGGCTTGGCATACATCGGTGACCTCTAAATGCAATACTTTGGCAGTTTCAAACAACTTCGACATCTGTGTTATAATTGGTAAAACCGTTTTCTTTAACCACAGTAAGAATGTTGTTTACTCTGCCAGCCAACTCATCTTTATGAGAAACTAACCAAACGCTCTTTTGTCCTTCTCGACTCATTTTCTTAAGAATGGCCAGAGCATTCTCCACACCACTACTGTCCATACCGCTGTCTACCAGCTCGTCAATGAACAACAAGTTGATTTGACTGTATAGACTTTCCCATACATCGCGGAAGCTCCAGCTCAAACTTAGAATCAATCTATTGCGTTCGCCGCGACTTAAATTATCAAAGTCTAACTCACGGCCTAATTCTTCGATACTAACTGATAGATCATTATTAAATTTAACAGTATGCGGCAATCCGATTTTGTCCAAGTAATAACCCAGTCGAGCATTTAAGTAGCTCAAATTTTGATCAATGATCTTTTTACGAATAAAACTATCTTTGTTGGTCAATAGTTTGAGTAAAAATTCTTGGTGTTCTTTAATACGAGTCAATTGATTCATTGAATCGTAGGTAATTTCTTGAAGAGCCTGCTCTTGCATTTCTTTAATTTGTTCAGCATAAGGATCCTCTTCGGATTGTTTGCCGACTAGTTGAGTCAGTACTGATGCCATACTGCTGCGATGTTCAAATGCATCACTTTCTTTGTCATAAAATGTCACGGGCTTGACACCCTGCGCACCGATTTGTGTGCCGGCCACTAACAATTGATCTACAGCACGGCAGTGTGCATCCAATGTTTCAGTAGTTGTTATTAGTAAAGTTCGTTTATTATTCAGCACAGATTCGTGTGTTTCATCGTGAAATGCCTGTCCGCAACTGTGACAAGTATGATTTTCTAAACTTTCGATCTCGGTTTCCAACTTACGGATCACTGTTATTTCTCGGTCTCGGTCTGATTCGGCTCGTTTTTGCGCAGTGCGATTGTCGGCAATGTCTTTGCTGCGTCGAGCATACTCTGCCAACTGTGTGTGAGCATCTAGTTCAGCTTCAATGTTTAACTGAGCCAGTTCGTCGTAGGCAGATTGTAATCCAGAAATATCCTCATCTTTTTTCTTTAACCAAAGTGTTTGTCTGCGCAGCAGTGCGTCAATTTGATCTTGAATTCTTTTGTTGGCGTCACCTACTGCTTTGATGCGAAACTCTTCTTGTTGGATAGCATCTTTCGTAGCTTTGTTTTGTTCTTTAAGAGAGTCTGCTTTTTCGCTCAGCATGGTAATGCCCAGCAATTGTTCAATGATAGTTCGTTGCTCGTTGGCTTTGAGACTCAAGAACGGCTCGGTATAGGTATTCAGAGCAACTATATGCCTAAACATATCGTGACTCATGCGTAGCAGTCGTTCAATCTCTTGTTGAGTTTCTCTGCTGTCACCTTGACTGTTGTCGTCTTTGCTTTCTAATTCTTGTTCGTCGATATAGAACTTGAGCACATTGGGCTTACGACCCCGTTCGATTCTGTAAACTCGCCCATCACATTCAAAATCAATAGTGACCAGCATTTGTTTGACATTGGTTTTGTTGATCAAGTTATCTTTTTTAATATTGGTCAAGGCTTGGCCAAACAGCGCATAACTCAATGCATTAATAATAGTAGTCTTGCCCGTGCCGTTCCTGGCACCGCTGTCGTCCCCGCCCAAGTCTAAATTTTCACCCAAGACCAGTGTTAGGTCCCGGCGATCAAAGTCAATACCTTGTGTGGAGTTACCCACACTCATGAAATTTTTAACCGATAGAGATTTTA